GGTCTGGGCCATGACCGAGCTACTGATAGGCAATAGGCAGCTAGGCACATCCAAAATGCTAGATACAAGATTGCGCCGCAGGCGCTGATACACTTGCGCCATGCGGATTAAGCCCGACACCATAGACCAGTACTCGTTCTACGACTATAAGCCGTCGATGCGTGACTTCAATACGGCGACTTCAATGCCGGGCTGGGTTCCCGAACTCGACAAGCGTCGGCTTGCCGCTTACATGCTTCTTGCAAGCTACGTTCGTAACAACAGCAGGTCTTGGCTGCCAAGAGATTTAGACGAAGCAGATGTAGACGGTCGTCGTGAATATGGTGATCCTGGAACCATTGTTGACACCATCGTCAGTAGCGTGATGGGCGAGACCCAGAAGATTCACGTGCGCGGTGCCGTAGACGAAGACCCCGCAATCCCCGGCGCAGTTGACCAGCAGCTACTACTGGAAGAATGGGCCACTAAAGAACACCTAATGCTCAAGGTTTTAGAAAATGAGCGCACCGCAACTCAACTGGGTGATGCCTGCTACGTTCTTGGCTGGGACTCTGTAAAGGCAAGGCCCCGACTCCGCATTTACGATCCGGGCTTTTACTTTCCAGTTATTGACCCCGAGAACGATGAAGACTTCCCGAGCACGGTTCATATTGCTTACGAGTTCGAAAGGCTCGAGAACGGGCAGACCGTCAAGTATCTACGCAGAATTACGTGGAGCCTTGTTAACATTGCAGAGCATTACGGCATAGACCCCGCAAGCCCGGAGGCAAATCGCATTCTGCCTTGGGAAATGGGTCCGTCCCCAGAAACCTGCCTCATGTCCGATGGTGAGTGGCGGCTTTCTGAGATTCGCAATGGGCTTGTTGATTTATCGCTAGACGTAGCCAACTGGAAGTTCTTCCAAGAAGACCTTGGATTTAACTTTATACCGGTGGTGCATATGCCGAACACCGTGGCCGAGCAAGACCATTTTGGCACCAGCAGCCTTGCTAGGATCCTCCAAGTTATTGACGACATCGTCAGTACTGATACGGACCTTCAGGCAGCTAGCGCAACAACCGGCACACCGCCTATCGCAATCAGCGGAGCATCGGTACCCAAAGACGAAACTGGCCGCATTAGCACTTACGGTCCGGGCACTGTTCTAGAAACTGGTGACGGCAACGCCACCATGATTGACACCAGTAATAGCCTGAATGCCTTGTTAGAGTTAGACAAGCACCTACTTAGCCGCATGAGTGTTAATGGCCGTATTCCAGAAAGCCTTCTGGGCAGGGTTAAGCCTAATGAGGTTCCGTCGGGCATTGCACTGACGTTGAGCTTCACCCCGCACAGCAACATGGTTAAGGAAATGCGCCTCGTCAGGAACGTTAAATACACACTCCTGCTTAAGTTTGTAACCAGAATGTTTATGTTAAGCGGCCAAGTTCAGGAAGAGTTTGACTGCAAGCTTGTTCTTGGCAGCTTCCTCCCGGCAGACCGGCAAGAAGCTTCAACGCTTGTTACGCAGCTTGTCCGTGGCGAGAAGCCCCTTATTAGCTTGCAAACGGCGGTTGAAATGCTCATTAAAGCGGGCTTCCCAATTGAAGATGCCGCCAATGAAATTCGCCGGATTATGGCAGACGACTTCGAAGGTGCCAACCGTCTATTTGACGCAACCGGTGACGTTAACCTTGTATTCCAGAGGCTCGGTCTGGCTTCAACATCGCTTGATCAGGGCGGTATGGCGCAAGAGCAAATCCTCGCAGAGCTACAGCCAGATGAGCAGGTAATCGAGTAATGATACCTTCTGGTATCGCAAAGTGCTACGGTGAACTCTACCGGAAGATCCGGATACCCCCAGCGGGACGACTTACTGGAGAGCCATATGACAGCTGACCAAGAAACTAGCGCAGATTCGGGGAGTAACTCTGATTCATTTGCGGCAGCGCCGACTGAATCACCGTCTGAGAAGACTTTTGCTCAGGAAGACGTTACTCGCATCGCAGCTAGGGAAAAAGACGAAGGCAAAAGAGCTGGTCAGCGTGCCGTGTTGCAAGAGTTAGGTTTCGACTCCATTGAAGAGGCGCAGTCATTCCGGCGTCAGTTAGATGAGGCAGAGTCAGCCAAGCTATCAGAAGTTGACAGAGCAAGGAAAGAAGCAGAAAGGGACCGCGAAGATGCGGCCCGAGACAGGCTAGAAGCGGCATCCATGAAGCACTCAATAACCGTTGAGCGTGTACTTGTGAAGCAGGGGCTTGACCAAGAAATTGCAGAAGAGGTATCTCAACTAGTAAAGGTTGATGTAGGCTCTACGCAAGAAGAGATTTCTACCGCTATCGCGGAATTGAAGCAGAAGATGCCTCAATTGTTCACATCCGTACCCGGCGCAACCGGGACACCAAAGATTCCAAATGGAGATCCAGGACGACCACCATCGGGCAATCCCCCACAGGACCCCGAAAAGGCAGCCCGAGATCGACTGAATAAGCGTCATGGTGCCAAAATCTCAAACCGTAATCCCTAACTAAGGAGGAAATACTCATGGCATTCGACATTGCCTTGACAACACGCGATTTCTCCGGCAACGAGGATCGCACTTGGCTCGCAACCCGTAAGGGTTTCGATACCTGCCGATCCGGAACGCTGGACGTTTCAACATTCGCAGCAGCACACTTGACCGCCAAAGGAGCGATTCCATCGGGAACGCTGCTCGGCAAGATCACTTCGGGTGGAAAGCTCGGCCCATACGACGCAGATGCCACTAACGGTCTCCAGACCTGCATCGGCTTCTTGTTCAATACCACTCAGGTAGGCCAGAGCGGCTCGGACACTAACTTGGCAACTGCCGCAGATGTTGGTGTTCCATATCTTTGGGAGGGCGTCGTTATCGAATCCAAACTCCCTCTATTCACAGGCACGACCGACGGTGAAGTAGATGCCGCCGCAAAGGTCGACCTTACCTTCGTTAAGTTCGAGTGAGAGGCTGAAACAAAATGAGAATGATTCATGATCTTGTAGATCCACAAGAACTTATCAACTATGTGCGAGCATGGGACATTGAGGTCTTGCGACCGGAGGCCCAAATTGGTCTCGACATGTTCCTTCCGAACGTGCTAGTGGATGACCTTGAGTTCCGCATTCGTCGGGGTTCTTTGAATGACGTTGATGCCGCAGAGTACCGCGCATTCGACACTCAGCCAAAGATGACCTCCCGTCCAGGAACAACCTACATTGAGGGTAGCTTGGGGCCAATCTCCAAGCAGATCGCAATGGGTGAAGAGGAAATGTTGCGGATGCGCTCACTCGAGCGTGGAACCAACGATCCACTTATCGCTGCCATCTTTGACGACGCCGAGCGCATGGTGCGCTCAGTGCAGTCTCGTATCGAGCTTGCTCGCGGAGACGTCATCAACGACGGCAAGGTCACAATCGCTGAAAACGGACTTGTCTTGGAAGCTGACTTCGGTCGCGCAGGGGCAATGACCGTAACGGCATCCAATTACTGGACCGACGTATCCCTTGGGAAGCCACTGACCGACCTGCTTACTTGGCAGGAAGACTACATCGATCACAACGGTGTGGCTCCAGAGGTCATGGTTATGAGCCGTTCACGACTTAGCAACTTCGCGCTTAACGCAGAAATGCGTGGCTATGCTGCTATCGGTGGAACAACTCCTAACCGCATCAACATGGAAACTGTTGGAGCCATCCTTGCTGCTGAAGGCTTGCCGGGCATCGTCCTGTATGACACGCAAATGCGTGTTAATGGAGTTCGCACCCGAGTGCTGCCGGAGAACAAGGTGTTCTTCATGCCTCCCATGACGGAGCCTGTTGGCAACACCTTCTACGGCGTAACTGCCGAGGCAATCAAGCTCCGTGAAAAGGGCCTGATTACTTCAGAGGCAATGCCGGGAATCGTGGCAGTTACACTTGCCAACGATAACCCCGTTCAGACTTTCACGCTGGCAACCGCCATCGCACTGCCGGTAACTCCAAATCCAGATTTGATCATGGACATGACTGTCGCAGCTTGATCTAGTCAACACAATCGAGGGGTG